TACTCTAAGGGTGGCATGACTAAGAAGATGGGTTACAACAAGGGTGGCTACGCCAAGTGCGGTGCATCTTATAAGGGTTAAGCATGGCTAAGTCTCCTACACCTACCAATAAAAAGTTGTATGCTACTGTTCGTGCTGCGGCTAAGAAGAAGTTTAAAGTATGGCCTAGTGCGTATGCATCATCTTGGCTTGTAAAGGAATACAAGAGAAGAGGGGGTAAGTACAGTGGCTCGAAAGCAAACAAAGTCAGCAAAAAAGCCTAAAAAGGGTGGCTTAGGTAAATGGCATGGCGAGAAGTGGGTAGACGTTAAGACAGGTAAGCCTTGTGGACGTAAATCCGCTTCTAAGTCTAAACGTCCCTACCCTGCTTGTAGGCCAAAAGCTGTAGCAGGTAAGATAACTAAGAAAGAAGCGGCTAAGAAGACTAGCTCTAAAAAAGTAAAATGGTCTACTACAGCGTCTGGTAGAAAGAGGAAAGCATAATGGCTATACCTGAACGGGTCAAAACTAAAATGAAGAGCGCTGGGTTAAAAGGCGTTAATAAACCTCAACGGTTAAACGACGATAGTGGTAAATCCCATCACGTAATGGCTTCTGAGGGTGGTAAGTACAAGTATATTAAGTTTGGTGAGAAGGGTGCAAGCACTGCAGGTAAGCCTAAGTCAGGTGAATCTGATAGAATGAAGAAGAAACGTGCTTCATTTAAGGCTAGACACGCTAAGAACATCAAAAAAGGTAAGATGAGTGCAGCTTACTGGGCAAATAAGGTAAAGTGGTAGCATGTCGTTAAACAATTTAGGTAAACCTGCACGTATGAAGTCTGTTTATGGACACAATACAGGTACAACTGTAGAAGATGTGTATGTATGTCCTGCTAATTGTACTGCTGAAGTAACGTTTATACACGTTGTTAATGGTGCTACTAGCGGAAGTAACACTGTTTCAGTACAATGGTATGTTGCTTCAGCTAATTATACGTCTCATTTCTTAAGCGCTAAGGCTATTACCCATAGTGACTACATATCTTTCCCTAATATAGACTTAATACTGCAACCTGGAGACAAAATACAGGTATTACCGTCCAGCGCTGGGCATATTGATACAATATTAACAGTAACAGAGACGTTTGTACCTGTAGGGTAAATAGTTATGCCAAGAACATAACGGGTATGCAGAATTATCTGTATAAGATCAACTACATATCAGTATAACTGTGTGCGTAAAGGCTACAATGGGTAGTCTTAAACGTATAAAGGTATACAAATTATGTTTAAATCAATATTTTCAGCTATTTCTGGCGTAAACAAATCAATTATTAAGTCTCGACAAGCTAGTGCAGACTTATACTTACTAAACCACCTAACAGACAGAGAACTAAGGGATATAGGCATTACTCGTGGTGATATCTTACATAGGTACTATAACAAAGACTAAGATACTGCTTGCATTTGTATTTTTGCTAAGTATAACTACTGCTTGTAGTACTCAATCATTAGTAATGCCTCTCTCTTGTCCTCCTGATAATAAGAAATGTCAACGGAATTTAGATGCACAAACATTATCTCTCATCGGTCAAGAAGCTGCAGCACTACAACTTATGTGTATGGACTCTGATCTTACAGATGTTCTTGGCGACAAGTGTACAAAGTAATGATGTAACTGGTGATTTTAGTAATAACTATCAAGACTCAAACGTAGATAGCAATAACACTTCTACAAATGAGACTAATAATTACAATGCAACGGGAGCTGGTGAAAAAGCTCCTGTTATGTCCAGTATAGCACCTACAGTTATGGGTGGTGGTGGAAACGATTCCTGTTTAATGCCTACGACGATGGGCTTTCAGGTAAGTTTGTTTGGTTTATCTCAGGGTGCAATGGTACAAGATGCATACTGTAATAGACGTAAGAACGCTAGACTTTTAGGGACTCCACAACAGATAGGGGGTCTTGGTTTACAAGTTTCTGGGATATCTACAATCTGTGGTGATCCAGATGTTTTTAAGGCCATGATTTTAGCTAGTACGCCCTGCCCTATCATGGATGTTTTAACTGGCAAGCTACTGATGGGTAAGGATGCAGTAGATAAATATAGAGAAAATCCTCAAGCGTTTATCGTGGGGTATGAAGAAGACAAAGAGTTTTGGGACAGTCTATTAAGAATTGGAGAGGATTTAACAGATGAAATCAATGAAGCAAAAGTTGCTAACAACAGCAGGGACACTCGCTCTATTAGTGAACGGTTCAGGTCTACTCGCAGAGTCACCTCCACCACCCGACTACAATCAGACGGGGGATCAGAAGATACAGTCACTGATTAATTCTATTAATGTAATAGACAATCGGTTACAACTATCTTTGAACTTAGGTATTGGTGCAGTAGGTTATGCTGAAGTTGGTGGTGTTATTGTTGATGGAGCATTAGACGGTGCTAAAGTAACTTCGGCAATGCTAGGCGCTTACTTAGATGCTAAGAGTAAAGTTATGAACCATGACTATGCTACAGCAGAAAATGCGAATCAGTTGTTTGTACAAGAACATACTGCGGCTATGAATAACTTAGTTGCGGCGGTTGATGTACTCGGTGATGCTACATCTGTATTAATGACGGCTACATCCGTTGCTGACACTGCTGCAGAAGCAGATACGAAGCCAGAACAAGTTGCATTACAAGAGATGATGGCTACAGATGAATATAGCCTTGACGCTTCTGAAGTTGACGACTATAATAACGCACTTGATGCAGTAGCAGAGTACGCTCAACAAGCAGGTGCTTTCATGGCTGCAGCTAACAACACGGAGTTGACTACAAGTATAGATAATTATACGGCGGCTAATAACATAATGGTTGGAACATACACAGCCATCACTTACACGCAGGACATAGATCAGTTTGTAATAGCTTGGGATGAATCAAGTTTTGGTACTGGTTGGTCTGGTTATCTTACTAACGATATGAAAGATGCAGACGATGTATATGGCGCAGGAGCTTACATCATGCAACACGGGTCAGCTTCCTCTAACATGTAGGAAATATTATGATAGAAGATGCAGAAGTTAAAGTTGGTGGGTTTACTTTTAAAGGGTGGTACATAGCTGCTGCCCTGCCAATACTAGGATCTCTTAGTGGCGGTATATACTACGGATATGACACACTACAAAGGTTCTATGCTGTAGAATCAGGTATTGAGACAGTAGTAGAAGCTTCAGGTAAGTTTAACTCTAAGTCTAACGAACTAAGTACACGCATTCAAACAGTTGAATCTAGTCTGAATGTAGATATACAAAGTGTACACGCAGACTTAACAGTTAAATCACAGGATATGGAAGCTGATCTTAGCTCTCGTATTCAAGCAATAGAACAGGCGGTAGCAGACAATGACGTTAGAGGTCTTAACACAAGGTTGTCAACGATTAGCACACAGATGCAAACAATCTTGGAGCAACAGAAAGAGTTGCTTGACTTACGTAGTCAAGTTGAGAGATCTACTGGGATCACTGATAGTCTGGGTGATAAGCTTAACGAATACCAAACTGAAATAGATGATATATGGAAAGCATATGATTCTCTTGTGGACAACCCACTATAAGGAAAGCCAATGGCACGTAATTTAACCCCAAACCAACAAAAGTTTCTCGAAGTCTTGTTTGACGAGGCAGGTGGAGACGTGGTTTCAGCAAAAAAGATAGCAGGATACAGTGAAAATACACCTACGAGACTTATTGTCGAATCTCTCAAAGATGAAATTGCCGAAGCTACCAGAACGTACTTCTCTAGGACTGCGCCAAAAGCTGCAATGGCTATGGTCAATGCTTTGTCTGATCCTACGGAGCTTGGTATCAAAGATAAAATGGCTGCTGCAAAAGATCTACTTGATCGTGCAGGGCTTGGTAAAGTGGAAAAAGTAGATGTATCATCTTCTGGTGGGGGTATATTCTACCTTCCACCTAAAGAGGGTAAGAACGAGTAGCCTTGTCTGAATACGATTATGACAGGGACTTCGGTTTCTGGGAGTTACCTAAACCTAAAAAGAATGATAAGGTTTGGCATCCAGTAGTTAGAGTAGCGGCTCGTGTTGTACCCTTTGGTTATGAGATTGATCCAGACAACGAAAAACTGTTTCAACCTATACCACACGAACTTGAAGCATTAATACTTGCCAAGAAACACTTAAGGCAGTATAGTTACAGGGAAGTAGCGAATTGGTTAACAACACAAACTGGTCGTTCTATCTCCCATGTAGGTCTAAAGAAGAGAATAGCCATTGAGCGAAGACGTAAAAAAGCAGCTAATATTAAACGCAAGCTTGCCAAAAGGCTCGAAGAAACCCTTGCGGAAATCGAAAAGCTCGAAAAAGGTGTCACAGGCTACTACACCACCAGAGAAGATACAGACTAGCCCAGCGCAGGTTAAAGCTGAACCATACAACATAGAAGAAGCTCAAGACGTTGTATTCAAGCCTAACCCTGGACCTCAGTCAGAGTTTCTATCTGCTTCAGAACGTGAAGTACTATATGGCGGCTCAGCAGGTGGAGGTAAGAGTTATGCCATGCTTGCAGACCCTCTTCACGGGCTAAATGACCCTAACTTTAGTGGTCTACTTGTACGTCATACTACAGAGGAACTAAGAGAGTTAATACAAAAGTCACAGGAGTTATACCCTCGTGCAATACCTGGGATTAAATGGTCAGAGCGTAAGTCTCAGTGGACTTCTCCTCAAGGTGGTAGACTGTGGATGTCTTATCTGGATAAAGATACCGATGTTACACGCTACCAAGGTCAGGCTTTTAACTGGATTGGATTCGACGAACTTACACAGTGGTCTAGTCCTTACGCTTGGGACTATATGAGATCACGTTTAAGATCTGCACACTCTAACAAGCTTGGTTTGTATATGCGTGGAACGACAAACCCAGGTGGTAGTGGACACTCTTGGGTTAAGAAGATGTTTATTGATCCTGCTCCTGCTAATAAGTCTTACTGGGCTACTAACGTAGAGACAGGTGAGACTATAAGATACCCTGCAGGACACAGTAAAGCAGGTCAACCCTTGTTTAAGAGACGCTTTATTCCTGCTAGTCTGTTTGACAATCCATACTTAGCTGAGAGTGGTGACTACGAAGCGATGCTTCTCTCATTACCTGAGCATCAGAGAAAGCAGTTACTAGAAGGTAATTGGGACGTAAACGAAGGTGCAGCCTTCCCTGAGTTTAATAGAGCTATACACGTTGTTGACGATTTCCAAATCCCTTCTAGCTGGACAAAATTTCGAGCTTGTGACTACGGTTATGGTAGCTACACGGGAGTTATTTGGTTCGCTGTTGCCCCTGATGAACAGCTCATTGTCTACAGGGAACTCTATTGTTCTAAAGTTACAGCTTCTGATTTAGCTGATATGGTAATGGATGCAGAGTCTGGCGATGGTACAATACGTTATGGAGTATTAGACTCTTCACTATGGCACAACAGGGGTGATACAGGTCCATCTCTAGCAGAGCAAATGAACCAGAAGGGTTGTAGATGGAGGCCATCAGATAGGTCAAGAGGTTCTCGTGTTTCAGGTAAGAACGAAATACACAGAAGGTTACAGGTAGATGAGTTTACAGAAAAGCCAAGAATTGTGTTTATGGCTTCATGTACAAACACAATAACACAATTACCTGCACTGCCTTTGGATAAGCGTAACCCAGAGGATGTAGATACTCACGCAGAAGACCACCTATACGATGCATTACGTTATGGAATCATGACAAGACCTCGTAGCTCTATATGGGACTTTGACCCAGCAAAACAACGAAGTGGCTTTCAAGCTGCAGATAACAAGTTTGGATACTAAATATGGATGAACTATCTTACGAAACAGATGAAGTAACAGCAGCTCAGGATGGCAAAGAGAGTATCTTTGATTCTAAGCCTGATGTAGTAGCTTTCGTAGAGGAACGGTTTAGTCGTTCTGAAGATGCAAGACAAGGCGATGAAGAGCGTTGGTTAAGAGCCTATCGTAACTACAGAGGTTTATACAGCCCTGACGTACAATTTACAGACACAGAAAAGTCTCGTGTGTTTGTTAAGGTTACAAAGACTAAAACTCTAGCGGCATACGGTCAGATAGTTGACGTATTGTTTGGTAACAACAAGTTTCCACTTACAGTAGATCCATCTGTTTTACCTGATGGTGTTGCAGAGTCTGTACATATAGACATGAATCCAAATGCTAATCAAGCAGGAGATGCTTTACGATCTGTTACTCAGGAAAAGCCTTCTACGCCTTATTTAATAGATGGAGACACAAAGTTAAAACCTGGAGAAACTCTTAGTGATTTACGAAGCAGACTAGGGCCTCTAAAAGATAAACTTGAAAGTGTGTCTGATAAAATAGTAGAAGGCGATGGTACTACGCCTAGCACTGTTACTTTTCATCCTGCATTAATAGCAGCTAAAAAGATGGAAAAGAAAATACATGATCAACTTGTAGAGTCAGGAGCATCTATACACTTAAGATCTATGGCCTTTGAACAGTCCTTACTTGGTACTGGTGTAATGAAAGGTCCATTCGCTGTAGATAAAGAGTATGCTAACTGGAATGAGCAAGGTGAGTATGACCCTCTTGTTAAGACTGTTCCTGAGTGTAATCATGTAAGTGTTTGGAACTTCTATCCAGATCCTGAAGCCTCTAGTATGGAAGATGCTGAGTATGTTGTAGAAAGACATAAGATGTCTCGTACACAGTTGCGTCAACTTAAGACACGTCCTTACTTTATGAAGGATGCTATACAGGAATCTATACGTAAGGGTGCTGATTACGTACAGAAACACTGGGAAATGGCAATGCAAGACGATGAAACCCAAGCTGATACAGAGCGTTGGGAAGTATTAGAGTTTTGGGGTTTCGTTGATGTAGAGCATTTAGAAGATAACGGTGTAAATATTCCTAGTGAATATAAAGACTTAGATGAATTAAACTGTAATATCTGGGTTTGTAACGGTGAAGTATTACGTTTCGTACTTAATCCATTCAAGCCTACAAACATTCCGTATTATGCTGTGCCTTTTGAACATAACCCATACAGCTTCTTTGGTATAGGCATTGCTGAGAATATGGATGATACACAGACACTGATGAATGGCTTTATGCGTATGGCTATTGACAATGCTGCATTATCTGGTAATCTTATCATTGAGATAGACGAAACTAACTTAGTACCTGGTCAAGACATGTCTGTGTACCCTGGAAAAACGTTTAGAAGACAGGGCGGCGCACCAGGACAGGCCATCTTCGGCACAAAGTTCCCTAACGTAGCACAAGAAAACATGCAGTTATTTGATAAAGCTAGAGTTTTAGCAGATGAAAGTACTGGCTTCCCAAGTTTTGCGCATGGTCAAACAGGAGTATCAGGCGTTGGGCGTACTGCAAGTGGTATATCTATGCTTATGTCTGCTGCTAATGGTTCTATACGTACAGTAGTTAAGAACGTAGACGATTATCTTATAAGACCGTTAGGTAAAGCTTTCTTTGCATTCAACATGCAGTTTGACTTTGATGAGTCTATTCGAGGCGATTTAGAAGTAAGAGCATCAGGTACAGAGAGCCTAATGGCTAACGAAGTAAGATCCCAGCGCTTAATGCAGTTCTTACAGGTAGCACAAAACCCAACACTAGCACCCTTTGCTAAGATGGATTATGTAATACGTGAAATTGCTAAGTCTATGGATCTTGATCCTGACAAGGTTACTAATTCAATGGCGGATGCAGCAATACAAGCAGAAATACTAAAAGGCTTCCAAGCCCCAACGCCACCTCCTGAAGCTCCTCAAGGTGTTCCTGCACCACAAGGTGCTGAACAGCCTCCACAATCCCCACAGAAGCCTATGGGAGGTGTACAGGATACTTCAGGTTCTGGCGGAGGTCAAATAGGTACAGGTACTGCTCCTTTACCAGGCGAACAAGGATTTACGGGTAATGTCGCTTAAGACACTAATAAATGATAAACCTGCATGGGATGCATTCTTAGAAGAGATGGATGTACTCATAGCTAAAGAACATAAAAGTATGGAAAGCATATCTGATACTGCAGAGATCTACAGACATCAGGGTGCTATTCGTACACTTAGACAACTAAAATACATGAGGGATCGTATTAATGGCACTAAATGATGAAACAGAAGCAGTATTCAAATCTGTACGAGGTCAAGAAGTAGATCCTGTATCAGGTAATGAAGTACCACTAGGTGCTGAACCAGAAGAGGTTCGAGACGATATAGATGCTAAACTAAGTGAAGGAGAGTATGTTGTACCTGCAGATGTTGTTAAGTATTATGGTGTTAAGTTTTTTGAGGATCTACGTATACAAGCAAAAATAGGCTTTAGCCAAATGGAAGCTAATGGTCGTATAGGTGGAGAACCTGTTGTAGAAGAACTACCTTTTGATGTTTCAGAATTACAGATGCAAGATGATCAAGAGCCTATGATGAACAGAGGTGGTTACATGTCTGGTTATGCGGATGGTGGTTCTGTAAATTCAGGCTTTGAAGTACGAGAATATGAAGATGCAAATGGTAATATTATCTATATACAATTTATGAATGGGCAACAACTTACACAAGTACCTGATGGATATTCACCTAAAGGAGAAGCTACAGCAACTACTGCAACTACACCGCAGGTTGCTACAAGCACCTCTAGTAAAAGAAGAAATAAAAATAAAGCTCCAATAGTTACTGCTGAATACGTAGATTGGATGGAAGCTCCTGTAGAAGACTTTGAAAAAGTTGTAGATACACTTAAAGATCCTATAGGTAATGCATTTACTTCTGCTTTTGATATACTTGCAACAGGTACACCTTTAGGTTTTGTTAAGGGTTTAGGCATGAAGAGCCAAAATAAGCAAATGCTTAAAGGTATTGATGCTCAATTAAATAATCCATTTATATCAGAAGATCAAAGAGATAGACTAGAAGCTGTTCAGGCTGAATTATGGGATGGTAAGTTACAGTCAGGTCTATTTAATAGGCTAGGCTTTAAAGATGGAGAACAAGGTAAGGGTTCAACTTTTGGTCTAGGAACAAGTATATATGAACGTATGGGTGTTATAGACCCTGAAACGGGTAAGCCTTACGTAAATACAAGTAGAACACCTGAAGAACAACAAGGTTTTTTAACTAGGTTCTTTAATCCTAAAAATATAGGAGGAAGGCAAAGAGGTAAACTTGTAGATACATCTGGTTCAGGTGCAGGTAAAATTAAGTTTACAGCAAATGAATTAGCGGCTTGGGAAAAGGTTTCTAATACATTAGCAGAAAGAGATCCTAAAGATAATACTAGGGTTAACTTCCAAGGATCAGGCGGTAGAATTTACAATAAAAATCAAAGAGAGGATGATGCACAAAGGGGTGAAAAGTATAAAATAGAAGGTACAAATGCTTACGCTTATAGAACTACTAAAAATAAACCTAAAATTAAGCAGGTAGATAATACACCTAAGCCACCAAGCAATAATAATAGAGATAGTAACAAACCTGACTATAGTCCTGGCGCAATAAAAACATCATCTATACCTAGATCTAAAAATGGTAAAGAAACTTATGATTCTAAAATTAGACGAGGTGGTGGCTTCTCTAAGGGTGGATTAGCAAGTAAACCTAAAAAGAAATAAACAATAACGACAATACCATATAAATATAAGGATACTCGGCACTTGTGCTGACCCCAACATAAGGAACTAAATATGTCACAACTAACTGAAGAGACAATGCACTCGTATACACATAAGCGTAACGAGGCTAAGATTAAAGAAGCTGAAGCAGAGCTAGAAGCATTACTGAAAGGTGATGTAGCTGAAGAGGCTAGTGATGAAACCCCTGAAGAAGAACCCAATGGCGAAGGATCTGAGACAACCGAAGTATCGGATGCAAGTGATACCAAACAAGAAGAAGCCAAAGAGGAAACCAAAGCATCGGAAGATGATGCAGAGTTAAGTGCTGAAGAGAAGAGCTTCAAGAAACGCTATGGTGATATACAAAGACACATGGCTGAAACAGAGAAGAAGCAAGCAGCACAGATAAAACGCTTAGAAGATCAACTAGAAAAAGCAGCAAAGAATGAGCTTGTACTACCAAAGTCTAAAGAAGAGATAGACGCATGGTCAAGTAAGCACCCAGATGTAGCAGGTATAGTTGAAGCAATAGCTGAACAAAAAGCTAACGAAAGAGCTTTAGAGCTAGATCAGAGACTACAAGAGATTGAAGAGTTACGCTCTACAGCTAAAAGAGAAAAAGCTGAAGCACAACTTGTAGCCATACATCCTGACTTTGAAGCTATAAGAGCAGACGATGAGTTTCATGCTTGGGTAGATACTCAACCTAAAGTTTATCAGGATGCTTTGTATGAAAACTCTGAAGACGTTAAGTCTGTAGCCCGTGTTATAGATATGTATAAACTAGACAAGGGTATCAAAACTAAGAAGCCCAGCGCAGACAAAGGCGCAGCATCTTCAGTCAAAGCTCGTGGACGTACTGTTGTAGACGCAGAAGAGTCTAGCAAGATGCTAAGCGAGTCAATGATTAACAAGATGTCCCTCAAAGAATATGAGGAACGTCAAGACGAAATCATGAGTGCAATGCGCTCTGGTAAGTTTATCTACGATATGTCCTAATAAACACTTGACACTAAGGCATTAATAGATAAAACTATAGTATGTGCAGTGCTAGGTATCAACTACCTGCACATGCTTTAACTTTAAGCACTAACCACTAATAGAACTACCCGATAAAGTATAGACCCTTTACTGCTTGACCGCAAATCTAGCAATAGAGATACTCTAGAAAAGTATTGGCCTCTTGTGTGGATATGATGTTTTACTTCCCCCAACTGTCATATCTATAGGAGAAATTATTATGGCATTTACAAAGGCATCAGGTTACACCAACCTGAACAACGGAAACTTCTCATCTGAGATCTTTTCAAAACAAGCACAGTTAGCATTTAGAAAATCTGCTGTTATTTCTGCAATCACAAACTCTGACTATTTTGGTGAGATTTCTGGGCAAGGCGACTCAGTGCGCATTCTTAAAGAACCAGATATCACTGTTAATTCTTTAGCTCGTGGTACTGCAGTTGCAACACAAGATTTAGTTGACGCTGACTTCAAACTAACTATCGACAAAGCAAACTACTTTGCATTCAAATTGGATGATATTGAAGAGGCTCATTCACACGTAGACTTCATGCGTCTATCTACAGACCGTGCAGCATACAAAATGGCTGACTCAATGGATACAGATGTATTGCGTTACTTGTCAGGTTATACAGCTGCTTCAGCTGCAAACACAACTGTAAATGGTACTAAAGCAAATGCCGCTGCAGGATCAGACGAACTATTAGCTGCAAACAAGTTGAAAAAGGGTGACTTCGGTAACATCACAACTTCATCTGCAGGTGATCACTCGATCCCATTAGCTCCACGCTTAACAGGTGCAACTGCTGTGTCTGCATCAACTGCAACACCATTACAAGTACTAGCACGTATGTCTCGTACAATGGATGTAGCAAATGTTGATACTAGAGGTAGATGGATAGTACTTGACCCCGTGTTCATCGAGATGCTAAAAGACGAGGATTCTCGCCTATTAAATGCAGACTTCGGTGGTGCAGGACTACAGAACGGTTTATTGGCTGCAAACATTCACGGCTTCCGTGTTTATCAGTCAAACAACTTACCAGCAGTAGGTACAGGCGCAGGAACATCTGGCTCAGCTAACCAAAACACTAACTATGGTGTTATCGTAGCTGGACACGACTCAGCAGTAGCAACTGCAGAACAGTTATCAAAAGTGGAAACATACCGTGACCCAGATAGCTTTGCAGACATCTGCCGTGGGATGCACCTATATGGCCGCAAGATCTTACGCCCAGAAGCGATTGTAACAGCTAAGTTCAACGCTGCTTAATATAACAATTAACTTAGGGGCTGGCTTTTATGCTGGCCCTTTTGTGCATTCATAAATATAAAGGACATAACCAATGGCTATTACAACGGCGATGTGCAACAGCTTCAAGCAAGAGTTACTTGGTGGTGTTCACGATCTAGATACAGACACAATTAAAATAGCATTAATTAAGAACTCACAGTCGGGTACTTATAATGCATCTACAGCTAATTATAGTGCAGTAACAGGTAACTCAGATGAGGCTACTGGTACTAACTACGTTACAGGTGGTAACACACTAGGTAGTGCAACTATTGCTCTATCAGGTTCAACTGCTACTGTTGACTTCGCAGACACTACATGGTCTTCTGCTACAGTTTCTGCAGACGGTTGTATCATCTATAACTCTTCACAATCTAACAAGGCTATAGCAGTGATCAGTTTTGGTGGTACTAAGACATCTACAAATGGTGACTTTGTGGTACAGTTCCCAACAGCAGACGCATCTAACGCAATCATTCGTATCGCTTAAGGAGCAGTATTATGGCTCTCGTTGTCAAGGATAGAGTAAAAGAAACCACTACAACTACTGGCACTGGTGCTGTTACGTTGGGTGGCGCTGTTACAGGCTTTGAGTCTTTTAGCTCTGCCCTTGCCAACAGTGATACTACATACTACGCTATTTCTCACCGTAACGCAGACGAGTGGGAAGTAGGCTTAGGTACATACAATTCAGGTGTACTTACAAGAACAACCATACTAGAGAGTAGCAACAGCGATAGTGCTGTTAGCTTTACTGCAGGTACTAAGGATGTGTTTATTACACTCCCTGCAGACAAGGCTGTTTACTTAGACGCTAATGATGCACTAAGTACAGGCAATATAGTTACAACAGGCTACATCAGAGGTCCTGCATCCTTTACGATAGACCCTGCTGCACATGGTGATGCTACTGGTACACTTATAGTTGCAGGTAACTTACAGGTTGACGGTACTACTACTACAGTAAACTCTTCTAATCTATCTGTAGCAGATCTAAACATTACAGTAGCTGAGGGTGCAGCTAATGCAGGTGCAGCCAATGGCGCTGGGCTTACAGTAGACGGTGCTAACGCTACATTTACGTATGACTCATCTAATGACAGATGGGCTATGAATAAGTCTCTAGCGACTAACTTGGTAGGTAACGTCACTGGAACAGTTTCTACACTAAGCAATCATGACACTGGAGACTTAGCTGAAGGTTCTAACCTGTACTACACTCAGGCTAGGTTTAACTCTGCCTTTACAGCTAAGAGTACGAGTGATCTCTCTGAGGGTACTAACCTATACTACACATCTGGTAGATTTGATACAGCTTTTAGTGCTAAGTCAACTTCTAACTTGTCAGAGGGTACTAACTTATACTACACTACAGCAAGAGCAAACTCAGCAATAGATGCAAGAGTAACACAATCTTTTGTAAATGCTTTAAATGTAGACGCAGAAACTTTAGACGGAGATAACAAAGCTACCTTACTAGCCACTGCAGAATCGAATGCATTGGCGCTAAGCATAGCGTTAGGGTGATATAAACAATGGCAAATACATTTAAGAACTACACAAGTGCATCGGTAGGTACAGGTGCAACAACTACATATACAGTACCAAGTTCAACTACATCAGTGATGATCGGTTGTAACTTAGCAAACAGAACAGCATCACAGATTAAAGTAGATGTACAAGCGGCAGGAGTTTACGTTGTTAAGGGTGTGGCTATACCATCAGGTTCTGCTCTGTCTGTCTTAGACGGTAAGATCATCTTAGAGACGACTGACACAGTTGTTGTAACATCAGACACAGCATCGAGTTGTGATGTGATTGTGAGCGTACTGGAGCAAACCTAATGAGTAAACAAACAGACTTAATTAACATACCTGATGCTATAACAGTTAGTGGCTCTAATGTTGGTATTGGTACGAGTTCTCCTGATGCTAATTTAAGTCTCAAATCACCTATTTATACATCTGGTGGTACAGGTAACGGCATACGCTTTCAAAACCAAAATAATAATGCAGATGCAGTTATTCAAAGCTATTATTCTGGTACTAGCACGTCTGCATTGCTTCACGGTTCAAACAGTTACTTGTCAACTAGCGCTAGTTTTACAGCTTTCGACAGCTCTAAAGCTAGTTCTTATGTATTGCAAAACACAAATGGTGCTATTGAGTTTGGAAATAATACTTCTGGCAATCCTACAGAACGTATGCAAATAGATTCATCAGGTGATGTTCGTATTGGCTCTGGAACAGCAAGCACCTATGTTCAGTTAACTGTCAATGGTGCATCAACATCTAACTATGGTCCGATGATTGAGTTGCAATCCGCAGGTACAGCCTTTGGTAAAATTTCTAATTACGGGCGTGTCCAAGGCGGTACAAGCACAGATATGTTTGTTACCACCGCTACAACTAATAATTTAATACTCGGTACTAACAACGCAGAGCGTATGCGTATCACATCAGACAAGGTGCAGTTCAATGTTGACGCTAAAGTTAATGCAGACAATTCTCACGACTTAGGAGCAGGTGGCGCACGTTGGAAAGACCTCTACCTATCAGGCGGAATACACCTCGGCGGTACTGGGTCGGCTAATAAGTTGGACGATTATGAAGAGGGAACTTGGACTCCAGCCTTTATTTTTACCAACGGCGGCACTGTTACACATGGTAGCAGGGCAGGGGTTTATACAAAAATAGGCAAAATAGTCTTAGCGTCTTTCAATATTAGAACAACAGGCGTTTCAGGTGTTACCGGAGAGCTTCAATTATCGGGTTTACCGTTTACTGTTCAAAGCACAGGCACAGGTGGAAGAACAGGCGGTTCTCAAGGCTTTGCACGAAACTGGGGAGCGGACATGCCAAACTTTCGGATTTACTCATTTCCGGGTCAAGCTAAACTGTTGTTTTACTACAATGCTATGAATGGCGGGACGCAACAAGTTGGAGCTTCCCAATTTTCTACTGGTTCAGACAGCAATGTAGCAGAATGGTCTATAGCTTACTTTACAGAAGAATAACCCACTCAGAGATTGGGTAGTCAGGTGGCAATAAGGCCACGATAAAACAAAGGAGGCCAATATGGCACTAACAGAAACACAAGTAGAAGATAAGATTGAAGTCGTTGGAGATCACAAGCATGTGCAAGTTCGTACAGCTACTGTGATAGCCAGAGATGGAGCAGAGATCAGCCGATCATTCCATCGTCACGTCTTACAATGCTCAACTAAAACAGATGATACATGGGGTGACACGGACATCTCAGATCAATCAACAGAAGTACAAGCAATATGCAATGCCGTTTGGACAGACGCAGTGAAGACTGCATACCAGACAGCTATGGATGCAGCAGAAATATAACTAGGAGACTACAATGGCAGGTTACATAGGTTCTAAAGCGTCTGTCGTTTCGTCAGGTGTTGAACGTAAAAAGACTTACTCTATTACGGGAAGCACTACAAGCTTAACTGGGTTAAACTACACAGTAGGTAAGGTTCACGTATTCCAGAATGGTGTACGCTTACTGGATGGTACAGACTATACAGCGACAAACGGAACAAGCATTACACTTACTGTAGCCGCCCAGAGTGGTGACAATGTTGTTGTAGTATCTCAGGCTTCGTTTCAAGTAGCTGATGCATTACTTACATCTGGCGGTACAATGACAGGCGACTTGTCATTTGGTGACAACGACAAAGCTAAGTTCGGTGCTGGTGATGACCTACAGATTTATCACGATGGGTCAAATAACCATACTTACATTGAAGAAACAGGTAGTGGTTCATTGCGTATTCGTGGTGAAAATTTACTATTAGAAGATAGTTCTGGGAAAGATTATTTAAACGCAGTCGCAGACGCACAAGTAGAACTTTACCATAACGGCTCTAAGAAGATTGAAACAACATCAACAGGCATTGATGTAACTGGTAGTATTAATCTAAATACTACAAACACTTTTGTAACAGGCGCAGGTCATAATGTCTTACAAGTGGACGCAACAAAAACATATCTCTACGGCGGTACAGGTGGCGTACAGGTTAGAACGGCAGATAATGCTAGTGCATTAGTTGATATTACAAATGCTGGCAACGTTGGTATTGGGACGAGTTCCCCCAATTCGTATAGTGGACAAACTACACTAAATATAAATTCAACAGGGGTTGCTAGGTTAGATTTAGATATTGGTAACACAATGCAAGGATACTTGCTTGCTGAAAGTGGTTATACAGGGTTATTCACACCTAGTGGTTCAAACAGTTTAAGGTTTGGAACAAACAACGCAGAACGTATGCGCATCGACTCATCAGGAAATGTTATTATAGGTCAGACGAGTGAAAATAATGTTGAGAGTTCGGGGGGTCACTTTTTCCATCCGTCTGGTTATCAACGCTCAACTAGAAACGGTAGTTGCCACATATTAAATCGAATTTCATCAGACGGTGATATTGTTAACTTTCAAAGAGGCGGCACAAATGTAGGTTTTATAGGCACTCTTAATGGTAGTTTATACATTG